AAACCTAATGGTATGTGCTATTGGCATGGTATATACTACACAAAGAAACTTCCAGAAGAAATGACCTATGAAGAATACCACAATCTTCCTTGGGAAATGGATGCATATAATCGTCAGTCAAAAGTACTACAAAAGGCTTTAGAGATCCTTGCACCAACAATTTGACAATAAATCGTTTTGGGTGTATACTAGCGTTCTATTCACTTGAAAGGGCCAATCATGACTTACGACATTGACAAGTTTGTAAACACTAACAAAGCATTTGTGACTTTTGAGGACCAGTCTGACGAAGATGAATCTCAATCTCAATTTGAGAAACTTATTAACTTTGATAAAGTTAATACAGAAGCATACCCTGTGCTTGTTTATGAAATGAATACTAAAGCAGTAGCTTGGTATGACATAGAAATGTTCATGGGATTTGCAAAAGTAGACTAAAAGTATTATATACTCAAAACTTGACAATAAATCAAATTGGGTATATAATACATCTATGAACTCGAAAATCAACCGCAAACGTAGAACAGACCGCAATCAAGTCATCTACTACATTCAAGACAATGTAACACTTGAGTACTACATCGGTTTGACCGCTGTTTGTTTCGCAGGTAACGTGCGTAAGACACTTGTGCGCCGTATGCAAAAGCATATGCAACGTGCTATGACTGAGAACAAAGATTGGGGTTTGTCACGTGCCTTGCGTGACAAGGGTGCTGAGAATTTTGTATTCGGCGTTGTTGAAATTGTACGAGGCAAGCGTCCTGCTCATGCACGTGAGACAGAATTGATTAACACATTGCAACCAGCATTGAACACATTCGGAGTAAAATAATGGACATGATGATTAAATCAACGTCATACGGTGAAGTCGGTATTGACACAGAAGCGAGTCCTGGAAACGGTTCTTACTATGTTAAAATGTACGATGGTTCCTATGATGCTGTGGGTTTTGATACACTAGAGGAAGCATGGGCTGAGTTAGAGTTTGTGGCTTGCGGTATCGTTGATGCGGAGTTTGAAGAATGAAAGTAAACGATATCTTACAATGGGCTGGTGCAGTATTCATTATTGCAGGACACGTGTGTAATGCGATTGGTCCTAGTGTTTATCCCTACAACATTGTGGCATTCACATTAGGTACAATTATGTTTATGGCATGGACTATCCGTGTAAAGAATCGTCCTCAATTAATAGTGAACCTTGTAGCAATTATCACTTGTTTTATTGGTTTAGTTAGTGCCTGGAAATAAATAAAAAATGAACAACGAAATCACAATAGAAATGCTGGACCGTAAGATTGCATGGTGTGAGCAAAAGCTAGCAGCCGCCAAGGTAGCGGCCATACACCGTATGCAGGATTTTTATTTTGAAAAGACCCGTGATAAAGTAGATGATGACTGGCCCGAAAGTTTTTCTTTAGATGACCTTGCCAAAGCATTGAATGTGGAACGTGTGAGTTATAGGGTTTATTATAGTAAGGACAATCTTACTTGCCGACTGTTTGTATTTCGTGCCCACTGTACACCTATTGAAATGGAAATAATGGCAAGCATGGGGTTCGTGTTTGCTAATGACGATGACACAGAAAATATTCCTGACAAACCAATAGCAATAGAGGAAATTGAAGAATGACACTAGAAGATTTGCAATACATTTTTGATCGCCAGATAGAAGACGGCACCGAGAGACTGTACTTCATGCTGGTGGATGGTGATCGCATGCCTGTGGTCGAACGTCACCCTGCGGAGGATTTGGCTGGACTGTTGCCCATGCTGAGTCATTTCCAATATCATGGTAATGAACTTATGCCGAGATTTGTAAAATGAATGAACGAATTAGAGAACTTTTGCTACAGGCTACCACCCTTAGAGGTCCTCCATTCATAAGGTTTAAAGTTGACCAAGAAAAGTTCGCCGAGTTGATTGTGCGGGAATGTGCTGATATTGCAACAATTCATCAACAGAACCATGCACACGATTCTATTGGTCGATATGTTCTTGAACATTTCGGAGTTGAAGAATGAATAAACCACTTGATGATTTTGATGATGATTTGCCGGAAATGACCGATGAAATAATGAACGAGTTTAAGGCAATAAAACTTGCTGATTTGCATTTAGGTCCACTAGAAGTAAAACCCCTTGGTAAAAATTCGTGGTTAAATCAATATGGTCCTAAACCACCGGGACCCGAAATTTATGCATTGGATGCGTTGATTGCAATTTTATCTTGTGCAACGGTTTGGTTTGTAATCAATGCTTGGATATATGTTTTTAGTTAAGGAAATGTTGAAACCATGATGTACTTCCCCGAAAGCACTATCTTTATAATGATAGTATGTGTTATAATAATTTTCAAATATTTTTTATGATAAATTTAAATTTTGCAATTGGATATCCTTTAACTAGGTTGTCATTCAATCATCTTTTACATTATTGTTGGGAAACGGCATTCAAAAATAAATATTTTGAAATTGAACTGATTCAAGATTGTGAAAACCTAATACATTTTAAGTTTGATTGGACAACTAAGTGCGACCATGCAGGTGTTAGGCTAGAATTAGGTTTGTTTGGATATGAACTTATGTTTCAGTTGTATGATAATAGACATTGGGATTTTAAAAATAACGATTGGGTGACCGGTGAGTGTTAGTGTAAAATCCTCCGTAAGTACTCCCACACCATTGTTGGATTACACTTTACGACACAAACATGAACTTGAATTACGTAAGGAAGTATTCAACAAACATTATGATAGAATTAATGAATATCATGATTGGAAACGAAATGACCATAATGAAAAAAATAGATTGGAAAGAAATCAAGAATTGCGTGATTACATGGAACAAATACATCAATACGAAAACATTAAAAGGCAAAAAGAATATTATGATTATCGATACCAATTTTACATTGGTACACTAATAGATTGTTATATATGAATAGATTTCCTAGCCCTAACCGATTAAGCAGTTTACTGCAACCATTTATTATACTTCTGGGCATAGCTTTTATGCTCATTCTATTGTATGGATTTTTTATGGATGACGAATATGATGAAGATGATGAAGTGACCATTACCTTTAACTGTACGCAAGTATTAGGTGCACAACACAATTATCCTGAATTTGTAATTAAACAATGTATGCTATTACGGAGGGGTGGATGAAAAATAAAGAACAAATTATCACTGACATGTGTTATACGTATAGGCATGATTATGGGTTGCGTAAAGAAGACGGCGAACCAAATTGGACAGCGGGTATGACTGAGCAGGATGCCAAAATGCTTTACAACACAATGGAACAGATATACAATAACAACATCGAACCTATTATTGAACACTACAAAGGACAAGAAAATGCACTTAAGTCAAATAAATGAATTAACAAATCACCGTATTACTGAAGGTAGTGAGTATTGCTGGGACTGTTATCCTAACGCACGATACTTAAGTTACGAAAGTGAGTTTGCCCATGTGTCTGTGCTTTACAGTACTGAGACACAGGAAATATATGAAGCCGATGTAAGTATTAAAACACATGCATGGCCCGAAGACCAAAAACCTTATCGTTGGTTGAATCCTGAACATAAGGATAGTATGATTGCTGAGGCTAAGGAACGCAAAGTCAAGTGGCGCAAAGCATGGGATGAAGTTAAATGGGTTGACCTTGAAACCGAAGAAGATTTCATAGAAAAAGCAAAAGCAATTTTTAATGGAGAAGAACATGATAAACGTATTCAAGTTCCGATTGAATTGGAAGATGATGTTATGTTGCAGTTATTCACGGAAGCACATAAGCGTGATATTACACTAAATAAGTTTGTTGAGGAGATTTTGCAAAATCTTATTGACACAACTAAGAAAAAGGATTTATCATGTTAGAAACATTATTTTGGATAGCAATAGGGGCGTTTGTGGGTTGGAATTTTCCGCAACCGGACTTTGCAAAAAATATTCAAGTCAAGTACTTGCAAACGTATATTGACAAATTAAAGACAATTTTATTTTTCTGGAAGTAATTATGTTTGAATGGAAAATAGGTAAAATTACCCCGTCATTTGATGACGTTTTCAATGTAGCATGGACGTTAGTTGGTACACGTGAACACGACGGTAAATCTTTTGTCGCTGATACAACCGGTAGTGTGGATATTACATATGATACTAGTTTTAGTCCTTTTGAGAATTTGTCAGAAGACCAACAGTTGCAGTATATTTTCCAAAATGGCGTAGACGGTTATTCTGCTGAGGAAATTGTAAGTAAAAAACTTTTTAATCTTATTTCTCCTCCTATAATTGTTCCTCCTTTACCCACAGCATAAATTTTAATCCCAAACTAGTTGATTTTAAAATTTAAACGTGATATAATTCACGCATGAATTTAATTTTAACTGGTATATTTGAATGGATAAACGATGATTACAAAAGTAATAAATTACGTTTTTGTTTTGAGGTCGTTGCTTGGGCTATATCTATTGGTTGTGCTATCACTATGGCCGTCACCGTACCTAATCCCCCCCTTCTGGCCCTTTACCCAATATGGATTACTGGCTGTGCTATATACGCTGGGTGTGCTTATAGTC